ATTGTCTAAAATATCGTTACCGTTTTTATCTTTTAAGGCTTCGTATCCGCCATAAAAACAATAGACTTCGACGTTTAGATTTTCTCTAATATCAGTACCCTCACCGACAGAGTTTTCTGTTTCAGTTGATACATAAATAATAGTTGAACTACTATCAAGAATATCATTACCGTTCTTATCTTTTAAGGCTTCAAGTTTAGCAATACGGTTATCTGGCGCACGGCCAATCATTACATTTAACTCAGTGGCATTCTCATTGACTCGTTGTGAGTAACTAAAGTCTGATTTGACATCTTGCCACGTACTTATGTAATTACCAGCTTCATCAAAGACTCGATACTCATATTCTTTTTGAGGTAGTGATTGGAAGGTCGTTGAAATGTATAGTGTGTCGCCACCGCCTGTCGGAGAACCACCGTTTGCTTCGTCAGAGAATATACCTGTTTGCGATTGGAAGTCTAATATTAGGGTGTCAGCTCCGCTGGACAGGTCTGAAAATATGAGTGTATGCGACTCGAGCGTTGTTGTAATGAGATTTGTTTTTGTAACTGTGTTGTTACCACCCTCATTAGTAGCGGTTAGAGATACAGTAAATTGGCCAACAGTTGCGTAAGCGTGTGTCGGATTTTTAAGCGTTGAGGTCGTGCCATCGCCAAAATCCCATAGCCATGATGTTGGAACATTAGTTGAAGTGTCAGCAAAAGTAACCGATTGGCCAGCGTTTAGCGAGTTTGGCGTAGAAGTGAAACTCGCGACTGTAGCTGGTGGCGTATAGTTGACTGTGAGGGTTGGGGCGTAAGATGCGCCTTGATCGGCTGTATAAAAACTAAAACCTGATCTAGCTCCAGATACCCATTGAGGGAACGCCACTTTTAAGCCAAATGATGTAGTTCCGCCGGTATTTATCCTATAAAAGTCTTTACTCGGTAGATTTGATGTATGATAAGTACCCACATTGATATAATTATATGATGCGAAATAAACTGATCCATTAAGACTATTCACTTTAGGATAGTCGGAGCTGATAAGATTATCAAAAGATGATGGTGTGACACTAACCAAATATGCAGCTATATCACTCATACCATTAACTTTTGACTCACAGTAAAGACTTACAGCGGCGTTCGTAATAGTCGAACCGATAGGTATAGATGTAGTATCGAAGCACATTATAATATGATGTAACTCGTTAAATTGGCTAGGTACACTAGATGCCAGTAATTCAACTCGCATGATATTATCGGATACTATAGCTCCTGAACCAGCACCAACAGCAAGGGCATTAGCAGGCAACCCATCTGGATAGGAGCTTCCATATACTTCCCCATCTACAGGAAAGTTAGCTCCAGCGCCAGTTTTAGTTATTAGTTGAACCATAGTCTACGCATTCAGACTAAAGTCAAAGGTTACCTTTAATTCATTGGTTGAGAGGTCAGCTGTAAATGATGGGGTTATAAGTTTCTCGGTTATTAAAGTAGCCCCTGAGTAAACACCATAAGCTACGATTGTAGTAGTTGGTAGATTAGTGAAAGTTACTTGAGCCGAGGTTATCTTTTTGACACTGGCACTAGCAAATGTCAAAGTCTGAGCGACGTATCCACCACCAGTTACTTCAACACCTGCTGAACTTGGCAAGTTGCCAGTAAATAGTTTAAGTTTAATAACTCCACCTGTATAGGTAGTACCTTTGAATCCTGCTTCTAGTAATGAGTTGATGAATGGTGTTGTTGCTGACATATTATTCCTTTATAGATTACTTTGTTGATATGATGCACTAATTGAAACTGATCGACTGGTAAACGTATCGCCATAATATAACGAGCCTGTTCCTGGAGACCAAGTAGGCATACGACCACTCGGGACTGTCAGAACTCCGTTAATATATATCTGAAAGTTAGCCGAGTCGATTGAAAGTGTATCACCTGTTAACCAAGTCCGTTGTAAGGTTAGACCGATAAAGTCTTTAGCATTGCGGATGGTAACTGTTTTACTTGTACCACCGACTATAATGTTAAACGTCATCGTGATTAGTGGTCGAGCTGTAACTGAACCTAGAATTGTAAACGGAATAGTTGCTACTGGTAAAGTATTAGTCGTGTTGATTATCGTAGTACGGTCTGATTCAATCGAACTTCCTTTTGGTACGACGAACTCAAAGCTAAATGTTAAACGATTAAGACCATCAGGCTGTTTAAGGATTACGTTCTGTGGCGTAGCGATATAAGTTCGTTTAGCACCTGCGTGTGGCACGATTAGAGGGCGCTGTTGACGGTTTAGGGCTTGAGCTAACGTATCATACATATTTTGAGCGTCAGCCACGCTAGAGCCTGTGTAATAACCCTCAATGATAATAGGTTTAGTACCTAGCTGTGATTGAACCAGTAAAGCTCCATCTTCATTGGCTAAAGTCTCTAATTGGTTATTGCGAGATGGCAAAGTTAAATGGTCAAGATTAGTAATCACTAGCCCATTAGCTACAAAGTCAAAACTATCAAATGTGATACTTGTTATACCAGCCATACTAGACCCCAACTCCCAAACCGCCTAGTTCTTTCTGGGCATTTATTCTGTCAAAGTAACGGTCAACTGCACTAGCGTCATTAAGACTTATCGTGCCATACATATTAAAGATTGAATCTCCACCACTTTTTATATTAGGAAGTCCAGTTGATTGATTAACCCCACTTTGCGGTATGACGTACTCGCCTTTGTGAACAATACCGGCCACTTCGTTGGTTGAACCTCTACCAGTAAATCCACCAGTGGCGAACTTTGATTTGTTTATTCCTGGGCCTTGAGTGAACGTAGCTGTATAGGCGTTGATCTGTGCGCCGCCAGAACCGCCAGCTTTTTTAACGGCTGCTGCTGCTTTATTCGCATTGCTAGTTATATTACTGAAGCTTTGTCTAGTGGCATTATCGGCTTGCTGAGCAGCTGTTATTACTGCATCTTTGCCAGTTTGTGCGTCATTTTGTAGTTTGTTCCACCAGCCTAGTAATTCTTTTATAGCGATTAGTGCAGCAGTTATTACGATAGCCGGTACGATCAACGGAGTTCCGATAAGTGTACTTAGACCAACGTACGCAGTGCTGACAGTTCCGACAGCCGTTCCTACCCCACCAAGCGCAGTAACGATAGACCCAAAGGCTATCAACAATGGGCCAATAGCAGCGACTACTCCTGCGATAATCAACATAGCGTTCTGTTGTTCTGTTGAGAGCGACTGAAACCATGTTATGACCTTATTGCCGACTTCTAGTAACTTGATATATATAGGTAACAACTTTTCTCCAATGTCGGCCGCTAGTTGCTTAACTCGTTCGCCAGTCATTCTTGTTTGGTTAGCTGCACCGTCTGATGTCCTAATAAAATCACCTTGTGCGTTCTTAGTTACACTCAATATATAATTATACCTAAGTTGTACCTTTTCAGCCTGTGTCATTTCTTGAATTGTTTTAGTTATACCCTGTCTTTTAGCGAACTCCAATAGGTTTACTTCTGTCATCACGATACCCAGGCGTTTAAGCGATTCGGTTTCGCCAGTAAATACACCAGCTAAGGCTGTCTGAGCTTCTGAAAATTGTATGTTCTTGAATGATGCTAAGTCGCCACCTAATTGTGTAAGGCCTTTAGACATCTTAGCGGCTTCGTCAGTGTTTAACCCCATTGATGTACTCATATCACCGAATAGCGAAGCAGCGTCTAAGGCTGACTGTTGAGCTAATCCCATTGATTTAATTGAGGTTTTAGACCAGTCTTTTACATTTTTCGCTTGATCGCCAAAGGCAACATCTACCTTGTTTAGGGTTTCATTCAAGTCAGAGGCGGCTTTTATAGCTAAACCGAAGCCTGCGACTATCGGTAAAGTTACCATTGCGGTCATACTTTTGCCGATGTCTCGCATTTTACTTCCGACGGCTTCTATTCTGTCGCCTACTTGCGACATAACTTTACTGGCTTGGTCTTGTGCCTTGATTACAATCTGTAGGGTTTTATCATTCATAGTTTTATAAGTTTAGGGTATCACGAAATTAGTTATTTCTTCTGGCTATCAATCGAGCGTTTACCGATTAACAAAGTGATGAACCAGCTAGGTTGCTCAATATACTGTTGGTAAGTCCACCCAAAGGCATCGCAAATACGCACTACATCCATTCGTGAGCTTATTTGTTGGTTAGATTTAGGGAAGCGTAAGGTTTTGGAATAGTCGTCAATCTCTCGATTGTAGCGTTTAGCTAGGCTTTCTTGACCGTACTCGCTTTTGGGCTGTTTGTTTCGACTACTTCCTCAACGGCTTTTTGGATAGCGGCATAGTCGGCTGATCGTAACTCGCCTAGTTGTGTAGCGATATTATTAGTCTCGCCATCTATTGAGATAGTAAGTCGTTTAACATAAACCTCGGTACTTGCCATAACATTAGCTAGTGGGAACTTAACTGATTGCTCACTACCTGCAACGCCTGATTTTTGGTCAGCATTAACACCAAGGTAAAGTATATCCTCGGACTTTTCATCATCGTTACGAGTGGTGTAGTTTCGGATTACAACGGTCTTACCGCTTACTGGTAGTTTAATTTCTATTGTGTCCTGCATGGGAACTCCTTTTAATTTATTAAGCTATATAAGTGGCTTTTTTGTTGGTGAGTACAGCTGTGATGGCTTTAGCATCGGCTGGGCTGTAGTGGATTGTACCAGTCATTGTCTGTGTAAGTGGGCTGTCTAAGTCCTCTTTACGTGTCCAGTCTGTGATATTCATCTTAGGTGATGTGATAACAAGTTTAGGCTTTGCAGTAGTTCCGATAGTAACATCAGAGTTTAAGGCTGTGATTTGTAGAGCAAGGGCTGTGCCGTTCTTGTAAGCGTCTTGGAATATTGTATCGTTGTATCGGCAAGTCATTTCAAATGAAGCTTCGTAGCCCCGGCTAGTAATGCCAGCAGGGTCAGCACTTCCAGATTCCCAATCAATTTCAATGCTAGGGTCAACAGTTAGTGTGAATGATTCAACAGTCGTCTGAGCAGTTGCACCAGTAAGACCAGCAAGGTCAGCAGCCGTTTTAACGGTTATGTGCTTTGGTACGAACTCAGCCTCTTCAACGTAAGCAACAGTAGCAGTCGTTGATGCACCTTTTTTAGCAATGATGTCAGCCGAATAAGTAATATAGTCATCAAGCTTCATGCTCAATTCCCATTTACCCATACGAGCAAGCGCAAAGGCTTCAGTTGCAATACCGTCTTTACGGACTAATGTAAAACTTTTACCGTTGATGTTTTCGTTAATAGAAAAGGTGTGGTCAAAGACTAAGCCAGAAGCATCAGCATTTGAGGCACTTGAGACGCTACCGAAAGCACCTAGTAAGAAGTACCCAGATGTTATATCAGTTAATTTAGCTTCTAATTTACCCTCGGTATGAGTTCTAAGAACATCAGCACCGTTAGTTTTTACGATGTTACCCCATGCAGCGTTGTTAGTTGCGTAAGTTGATATAGGATTAAGCTCAAAACTTAACTGGTTAATCCACTTAGTAGCTGGTACAGCAGTACCGGCAACGGTTTCAATACCGATTCCATATTTAATTTGTCTCCCAAGTTCGGCCATTACTTTATCTCCTTTTTAACTTTAATTATTGCGTCTTCCATACTCTCAGCCTTGATAGCAACGCCAAGTTCAGGGAATGTATAGGTTTGTAATTCTTTGACTTCTTTAACTGTTGGGTTAATCGCTTTCATATGAGTTTAGGGTATCACAGATTTATCTGAACGACTTATCTATCTCACAGAATAATCTTATTTCAAGCATTAAGCCCGGGCCGTCGTTAATAGTTACTCTTGTCATCGTTCCTGGCGCAGGTCGCATTACTTCACAAGCTCGTGTAAGCCCCAGTGTAGTGCCTAAACCCTCTGACAGGTCTATAGTATGGTCGAACATATCAATAACGTCATCAAGTAGCTTATAGGCTTGAGCGAACTGGTCAGATAGGGTAACTGTTGTAGGCGTGACTAGATACATCTCAACAATATACTCAATCACTCGTCGATTCTGGCTAACTGTCGCATAATCACTGGCTGTATCAATGTAGTAATGACAAGCCGATGGATAACCAGCAAAGTCGGCCTGTTGTGATGGGGCTGCTGGTAGAACGGTTACAAAATAGTCTGTTGCCGTTAGTAAGGCTTGTACGTTGTCTTTGATTTTTGTTATGGACATTTAGATACTCCTCAATATTTTATCTACAGCTTTTTCAGCGTTACGTTCAATCTGTGGTTTAAGACTGACGTAGGTTCTGGTCATAAATGGATTGCCACCGTATGAACTGCCTCGAAGTTTAAGTGGGGCAAATGGTGACTTAGCACCGTCATGTACCCACCCCATATAAACAGCGTTAGGCTGAACGGCAGCATAAAGTGGTCTAATCGTTTGAAAGATACTATTTTGTAGGCGACCGACTAAGACCGGTACTTCTTGTTTAGCTTGTCGCTCGACTAGAGCCGATGAGGTCTCAATCCAGTTCTGTAAATGACGAGTAACTAGAGCAGGGGCTTTGTTAAAAGCAGCTCTTAGTTGGTCAGCATTAGATGTGAAAGATATGTTCATAACTTTTCTAGAGCAATCTTTTTATGTTGTAATTTACCAAAGTTATACGTGCTAACACCTTTAACCCCATAAGTTTCAGCATTGAAGATGACACGATCGCCAGCCGTTATATCAGCAGTCATTGGCATATAGCATTTGAACCCTTTAGAAAAGGCAATCCCAAACAGTTGGACTTCCTCGGCATTTATAGGCTGTATAAAACAAACACTCGAACCGACAACTGAAAAGACGTACTTAGTACCGACTAAAGCACTTCGTTCGATTGAGGCGCTATGTGGGTAGTTCATTACATTCTCCTGCTAAGTCGTGCGTATCCCTCAAGTATGCCGAGAGATTGTGGGGTTATACCTTTAATTGAATTGTCATAACTAACAGACCAATCACCGACAGATTCACTCTTATAACCGTTGACTATTTCGGTCATCGAATTAGTAGCAAGTTCTAAGGCCGCAAGTTTGATGTCGGCAGGGATTACTGTGTAACCTAGTACGCCTGTAACTGATATATTCTCATCGCCTTTATTCCAGTCGGCAGTGTTTCTAATAGCTAGGCTATCAACAGCACCTCTAGGATATAGCGAATAAGTATTGACGGCCATAATAACTTCGTCTTGTTTGACCTCAGTAATAGTGTGCATTGTTGGGATTACGACAAGTTCTTCATCATTACCATCAACGTAGATGGTTGATGGAGTTGAACCGCCAAAGGTTGTGCCGGTTTGTTTATCAATATAAGCGTCAATTGATGGGGCTAATACGCTAGTAAAATAGCTTGATTCGTTGGCCGTTAATGTTCTACCGAGCTTTGCTTCAAGGTTGGGTTGAGTAATGTATGTCATATAGTTATAAGGGTATGTTATATGAACCATTTTATCAACTTACCAGTATCTGAGTTCACCCTCTTTGCGAGCAGTTGCGGCCAATGGAATTGTATTATAGTATCCTAGACCGTGCAAAACACCACCTGCCCTAATATAAGCTACCCATTTACCACTACGCTTGTCGAATGAAACGCCCATTACACCAGATGTATTATCCTTAGGGGCTCTTCTATTCCTATTCTGCTCTGTCCTTGTAGCCCAACGGCAATTTGATGGACTATAGCCTTTATTGTTATTAACACGATCGATACTGTGCCCAGTGGTAGGTTTATCCCCCATATCGGCTAGAAAGTTGCCAAAGCTATCCCAGCGTTTACAAACCTTTATGCCTCGACCACCGTAATTGTGATAGGCTTTATTATTAATATCATGGCATCTTGACCTCATATCAGTCCATGTTTGGTAGAGCGGGCCATAATTATATGAGTAGCTAATACTATGGGCAGTAAGCCTATCATCTAAATAATGTCTACGGCAGAGACCTAACCTAAGATACTTTTGAGTTGTCATACAACCGTCTATGCTGCATTGTTTCATATTGCCTCTAACTAAAACAGCCCAGCAGTTAGAGCTACGGGGCTGTTTCAATAATCAATTGATTGTACAGTCTCTAACCTGTGTCTCTATTATAGCATAAAAAAGAACCCCTTTCGAGGCTCTCTCTTATTAGTATGGTTAGTACTAGGCAGCAGCTGTTTTCAAGATAACAAAGGCGCCCGGTAGAGGAAATCCAACATTTTCGTAGTTGGCGACCCTAAGAGCTAATTTATTTTCCTGAATTAAATTGTGTATAACAGCACCACCGTCAGTAACAGTACCACTGTCAAAGACTTGTGATTCGATAGCACCTTGCTTCAAGACAACACCGAACTGTTTGAAGTTACCGAATACAGCGTGAACTGTACTAATAGCGTCAACTGTTCCAAGTGTTTCAGCAACTACAAATGGGTAGCCGTTGAATGTACCACTCAAAGCACCAGCACTGTTTCCAGCGTTGATAGTTACAACTGGTTGACCTGTCGTATCTTCTTTAGCATCAAGCTCACCAAGTAGAGCACGTGAGAACACGTAGTTTCCACCAGCAGCAGAAGCAGAAGGTACTAAGTAAGGCATAGCCTTAACATCTTTAACAGTCAATTTAGCGACAGTTGTCATTGTTGCAGCAGCAGTCTTAGTAACTATACCAGCTTTAAGTGTAATACCACTTGAAGCGTCAGTTAAAATCAACTTTTCACGGTTCTTAGCAATTGCACGAGCAAAGCTATCACGTAGGATGGCGTAGATGTCTACAGAAGCCTGACGTAGTAGTTTCTTTGTAAGAAGTGCAATACCTGCGAACTCACGAACAGCAAGATTAACTTCACCAGTAGTTGGTTTAGTAACGGTTTTAGTTCCACCTTCAACACCGACTTCAGTCATGATGACATCAGCAGTAAGAGTTGAAATATCTAGGCTATCACCTTCAAGCAACGTAATTTCACGTAGCATGCTTGATAGTGGTGAGAAGCTAGGCAATACTGTGAAAATGTCGGCAAGCAAAGCAGCGTTAGGAACGAATGTTCCACCGTCAGCAGTTGTACCAGCATTTAAGTAAGTAGCCTTTTCGACAAGACCGGCAGCTTTAAGACTTTTCATAGCGTGTGCATTTAATTTGCTAAGTTCAGCAGTGTTGCCTGTTAGGGCAGCTGTAACTTGAGCGACAGCAAATGCTTCTTTTGTCATCGTGTCTAGTGGGTCAACAATTTCGCCTTCAACAACTTCAGCTTCACCAGCAATTTTAACAACTTCTTTTTCTTTTAATTCTTTTTCGACCTTAAGAGCGTCGATTTGTGGCTGGATAGCCTTTGTTACTTGTTCGGCAATAGCTTTTGTGACAGCTTCGTCGATTATGATTTCTTTTTCGTCCATTTAGTTAGACTCCTTAAGTTTAACTTTTAATATATGTGACAGCGTATCTGCACTTCCCTTGACCGACCGGATGTGTAGTTTGATACGGCTCTGAGTACTTTCTGTGGGATTCTGGGCTAACTCATTCAAGGTTATGCCAACGGCCACTGTCTGTGCTTTCAAAACTTCATAGACGGCTTGTAGCTCGTCTTTATTTGTCATCTTTTCAATCTCGGCAGTGATGACTTCTTCGGGTGTAGGCTCTACGACTTCGGGTACTTCTACAATAGTAGGCTCAACTTCAACAGGTGGAACGATAGGTTCTTTTACTTCTTCAACGGCTTTTAATTTAACCTTTAGTGAGGTCTCGAACTCTTCTTCGGTATAGCCTAGCGCCTTAGATGTAATCTTAGCGTTCACGTTAGCCGGTTCAGCCACAACAGAGGCTTCAACAAGTGTTGATTTAGTCCAAACAGATGCTTCACCGTCATATTCTTGAGGGTAAAAACCGATTGAGATAGAGTCGATGTAACCGCCTTTAATCTTTTTATAGACCTTGACAGCAAACTCATCTTCCATATCTATTTCACCAAGCCCCATTAACTTACCAGCTTGCTTATAAACCTTTAGCCATTTACCAATAGGCATTGACTCGCCATAAGTCTGATGGTTGTAATACATCTTGATGACTTGTCCTTTAGGGATGATAAGACCTTTAACTGAAACTATCTCACCATGACGATCTAAATCCTCGGTTGATAGGACAGCCTCAAATTGACCCTCAGGTAATTTAGCGGCTTTGTTGATTGTAAGTGTGCTGAATACTTGCGTTAATGTGTTGGCTTTAAGTTTCATAATTTCCTCGTTTAAGATAATATCTACAATTTAACCCTAATGGGCTGTAATCGGTAGACATCTTGGTCGTTTCTAAAGTTAGGGTATCACAAAACAGCAAATTACAAGTGCTTAATAATCTCTAAGCCTTTAGCCGTGACGACCTCGTAGTAGTTCATCTTGCCACAACTCTTACAGTATTTATAATCAAAACATAGATGAGTGTAGCCTAGAAACTTATTACAAGTCCGTATAGCATCAATCGGGGTCGAGCAACGTATCTCGACCGCACCCTCTGGCTTATTAAATCTGTTCATAGCTTCATATAGTTAGCACCGCCAATATTGATTGCAGGGGCGAAGTCACAAGTAATTACTGGTGCGAAGCCTGTGCCTGGTTCTATTAAGATTGGTAGCACGACTCCCTTGCGAGAGTTAGCTTCATTGTTTAAAGCGTTATACGGGATTTTTACTGTCTTAAAACCTACCTTTGAAAATCTAATTTCCCAGTTATTGAGATAGGTTCGGACATTATCATTATAGGTATGAGTGCCTTTCATAATCTTCATCGCATTAAAGTCCAGTAGTGGGATAACCCCAAGTGCGTCTGAGTAGAATCTTCGAGCGTCTACTTTCATATAAGGCATAAAACTTTGACCAGCATAGCCAGTTGGTAGCGTAATGAGTCCTTCTTCGGCTGTAATTGTCTTAAAGCCGAGTCCATCATAGGTTACTGGGGCTGTTGGTATTACTTGTGTGATATAGCCTACATATTTGAAGTCACCATATTGATGGGCTAGATAGGTCTTAGTAGGGTCGAACGTATAGACAATCTCGTTTGCGATAGCGTTCCATCCTGTGAAGTTCTTGGCTGGTAGGACTTGAATACCAGAGTTCCAGTCACCATATTTACCAGCGACAGCAGGGTCTTTGTTACCGATAGTTAGTGTCATAGCTGCATTTGAATATCCATAATACCTACCATAAATATATACAGCAGGAAGTATCTCTGTGGTCTTTACCTTAGGATACCAAGCACCACGCAAGTTTCTAACACTATTAGATACAGAGTAAACGCCTTTAGCGTAGTGAAGTTTACCAGTCTTTTTGCGGTCTGTGATTTCAGCATAGATTGGAAGCCCTGTAGTCTTATCGAAGACCTCCATAATAACATCTGCTTCTGGTAGTCCTGTAACAGCGTTTTTAATCAATGCCCCCATTTGGTATTGTAGCCAGACAGCGCCACCAGAGGGAGAAACCTCCCAGTGAATCGAGTCGGCAACTCCACTACCCAATATCTTATTAACTGTTTCAATAGAGGGATTGATTAGATGGGTAGCGTCTGTATCTGAGGCATACATATCCAGTAAGTTAGTAGGTCCAGCAGCGTGTAGGTTATAAAAACGGCTCTCTACTACTGAAGAACACCTTATAGCGTCAGACCTTGAATCCAAAATGGTCAGCCCATCAGCTTCATTGTTAGTTGCCTCTATTGCCTGTCCGCACTCGTTGAAGCTGTTGTTTTTGAAGATTACAGACATCGCAGGGGTAGAAGCCCTTAACCCCTCAAAAGCACAGCCAGATACTCTATTTTTCCCATAAACTGGAGGATTGATACCACCCCAGGTAGGTTGAATAGCATCGTTACCGAACGAAGTAGGATAGTTAGACCTACAAGTAAGTCTCATGCCAGTAATGTCGTGCTCTCCACTGATTAGATGACCAGATTGTAGGGTATCTACTGCTGCTATGAAGTTACTCATATTATGGATAATGGTCACTCCGAAACCCGAGCCGATGTCACTGTTACAATTACCACAATAAACTACGGCATTATAAAGAGAAAAGAAGCGACAAGCCTGACCAAACTCTACAGTTTCCCTGGACCAGCCAAACATAGCGTGGTCAGCTGCTGCGTCTCTCCAGTTGATATAAAGCGTCGCATTTATTTGATAACTCTTGTAACTGTTTTTGATAATAACTGCTTTTCCGCCTTGTGAGAAGTAACTTGGAGAAGCTATATTACCCCAAGCCCCAGCGACAGAAGCGTCATAGACATCATCAATTAACCAACTTACATAAAAGACATCTCCAGCGAGAGGGGCTACAATAATAGGGGTTTCAAAGGTTATAGATGAAGCAGTGTTAGTTCTGACTTTAGCATAGCGGAGTTGTGATATTCCGTCTGACTCAACAAATCGAACCCTGTCAGTAAAGAAGTAAATTACTCGGTCTTTGAACTCATTGACTATGAATGTGCCAGAAGCAAAGGTTAGGGTGTTACCACTAAGCGTATGAGTTCCAGCCACAGATACGAAGTCCTTATAGTGACCACGAACATTTATTAGTGGCATATCGACTGTTATTTCATCACAATAAGAAGATACAAGAGCAATAGTGGCAATTCCTGTATCAATGTATGTGGGCGTTGCTTTTAAGGCAAAGGCTAAATGAGTAGCTGGTAAATATGAGCCAGAGACGGTGCTTCTGAAAATATGCCAACCCGAAGCCATACCGTCAGGATTAGTTATTGCTAGTGAGCAAGACCTGTTTGTAGCGTCTGGAGTAAATGACACTTCTAGTGAGGCAGGGCCATTGAAGTGCTCATAAACAGAGGCAGCCGATGGATTACCATTACCACCCCAAGGGACTACCTTGTAATAGACAGGCACTCCAATAGACAAAGTCCCCCCAGTAGTAGGCGTGAGGGTTACCACTGGTTGCGGTAGTCGGTATAGGTCAATCTGATTAGCCATTAAGACTTCGCAAACCGAGTAGTTGTTCCATCTGGCGAAGTTACGGTGATTGTCGCCAGGGTTGCACCACTCTTTTTATAGATAATTGTTGATAAGGTTAATTTGGTTGCATCGGTAAAGCCGAGGTCTACGGTATCATACTCCCCAACTCCGAAGCCGAGTAGTTTTTTAACGGTATCCTCTTTAGATAAGGTTGAGATATTAACACCACCACTTGATACAATCTTGGTTAGTTCGTTTATGAACTTATCGCCATCACTTAATCTAACAGCTATAGCATCTTTAGGGTTAGTTGGGAAGTTAGCGATGTTTATCTTGTCTGGGTTGTTTACTTTGACTATTGGGGCTTTGACGTTGATCGCAGTGTCTTTTAATAGTAACTTCTTGAGTAAGCCTGATACTTCATCGAGGTTTATTTGGTTCTTAACGCTTACTTCATCGGTCTTATTGTCTTTGTTAGATTGGATTACTTCATTTAGCTTGATAATTACTTGGTCGAGGTTAGTAATCTTAGCTGTTAGTTCGTTTTGGACTTCAACCTTGCCGTCAAACAGTGTGGGGTTTTTAACTACAACATCTAACTGCCCGATTTCTTTCTGTTCAGGTAAGTTATAGGCAATATCAGCCCCAAGAGTTTCTAATTTGGAGTCAAAGCTAGATTTCAACTGCACTAGGTCATCGTGTAGTTGTTCTAGTGATAGGAATTGTATATCCTCGTCAGGCATATTAGTAACCAAAGTCCAATCTTGTTAGTAGTTTAGCTTTAGCACCCCATGTGCTTGTCTGCTTATGACAGTCTTTACACATAGTAATACCGTTAATAGGGTCTAGCATCTTTTCTCGAAATAGAGATACTGGTAATACGTGGTGAACCTCTAAATTACCACCGGTATTATCGCCACATTTAGTACATGTGAAATTGTCTCGTCGCATAACCAGTTTACGCCAAGCCTGATAGTCGGCTGATTTCCAATATGATTTATCTTTAGTTATTAGCTTGCGTAGTTTAAGCACTGGCACGCCAGTCTTGGCTATAGACACTTTCTTATAGACTTCCAAGTTATGTAGCTGGGGTATCTTCTTACCTATTTTATCTGGAAACCCAACTTCACTGATTCTTTGGTGAGCGTTCTTAGTTATATCACTCCCGACACGAGTACCGGTCTTGTATTCGTAATTCATTTGGCATTTAGAGCCACAATATTTTTGGTCTTTTCTAGTGCCTTTCTTAGATACACCACACTCTATGCAAGTGAACCAACGTGCGCTATGCTCTGGGATAGCTCGATACTCTATGAAGTGTTTATGGGTACAAAACAAACCGCCACTATCCCACTTAGAATACATAAACTCTACTCCACAGTGTTTACATGTAGACTTAGAAGTTTGGCAATTAGGCATTAGTCAGCCCCATCTATAATCGGAAGGAGCGCACATTTGCAATTACAATGTATCGGAGGGTGTTGTATATCTTCGTAATCATTTACTCGTGTACCACCGTTAGACCCTGTTATAGTACTACCCTTTGATACAAACGTTCCACCAAGTTGTGCGATTGAACCACTTAACGCTACACAAAACTCACATGCGCCAGGATTGTTAAAAAGTTCCTTCTTACTAACCACACCGGACTGTTTATAGCTTGCTTCGGTGATTTCATTACTGGTTTTAATAACTTCAGTTCGAGCTAAGCGTTCAATACGATAGCCTGGGGTCTTAGTGTTAAGTACGTCATCATAAATGCTGTTGATTCGTTTGCCTATTTTAGCGACAGACTCGCCCTCGGTTAAGCCCTCGGTAATCGCTTGAGCAATCTTGGCTTGAGTTTCTTCTGTAAAAGCTAATGAAGCTTTAGCGATGGAGTCAGCCACGTATTTTTTCATCACATCAGTCATTACAAAGCTTGATTCAGCACTTCCCACGAGTTCAGCCGCTAACTGCCCTTGTACGGCCGCTAATTCGATTAAGATAGGTAAGACTTCATCTGAAAGGTTCTTAGCCTCTACAGCAGCGTCAAAATGGGCATCTAATAGCTTTCTGGGTTCTAATTGGGCTAATACCATAGCCTTTTGGTCTTTTAAGACTTGATTGGACTTCTGGATAAAGGCTTGCTCGTGTTTGGTTTGAATGTCCTCGGTCTTGCTTCTGAATGATTCTTTCATTTCATAGTTGAGTTCATGCTTGTTGCTTTTGGTTCGGATTGTAACTTTGCCGATAGATTTAACAGGAGCAACTGTCTTTAATGCGCTGTCAATTACATCACCATTAGCGATTGCTCCCATTCCATAAGCTGCACGTGCTTCGTTGACTGTGAACCAACGGCCAATACCTTTATCATAAGTAGCTAGTTTTGCATCTTCATCTTCTGGCACTGGATTGCTGGAACCGATACGGAAGCTAAGACCATACCAACGGGCAACACGCTTAGATAGTTTACGGCTTAGTTTCATAAGAGCAGGTTGAGTCAAAGTAATAGTAAACAACTGCCTTGCTGTAACAGCCGAGGCTCGGTTAATATCAGTAAAGATTGCCATCATTGGCTTGCTTACACCAAACATTACCATTACATCATCACGTGAGGTGTTTTTCATCTTCTCAAAGTCAACTTCGCCAAGTGATAGTCCAGTCTTTACAAAGTCGAGGTCTGAGCCACGAACGAATCCAGTTTTACCAGCATTATCAATCCCACCATGCTGTGAAGTCCATTGTGTCTTAAATAGTTTCCAGTCATCATCATTGACTGTACCTTTAGCCACAACTACACCGGCAGGAATAGCGTTATTCTCTAGGAAGTTATTAACGTAAGTATTCACATAGCGAGCTGAACGGACGAACCACCCAGCTGACTGCATTGGGCCAGTACCACGATACGGATGTCGAGGGTCATAAATAAAGTCATGTAATACTTCGTCAATATCTAGGGCTATACGATCACCGTCTTTTTGATAGACGTAACCAGCCACTCGTTTGTTACTATCAATCATAACTGTTACGCAAGATGGGTCTAGTGTATAGATACCCATTGGCTTACTAGATTTATCACCTTTAGAAAAGTACCAGAATGACTCACCATATAGACATTGATTAACTTCATAAGCATACATTAAATCTGACAAGTCAGGTTGTCCAACTGCACCCTCAAGTACAGCGTTAAACTCGTGCATCTCATCTTTTTGCCATTTCTTATTAACTAATCGTTCAATGAATAAGTCCTGTGATGACAGCACCTCGGCTCGTATGTTGATAGCTTTCCAAGCAAAGCCTTGATACTCTTCTAAGACGTTGATATGCGCTCCACCAGTGCCTAAAAGACCACTGACAGCGGTTGCACTTAAACTATGACCAAGATTGTTGCCATTGGCTTCGTATTTGTTGATTGTGCGGCCAACTTGGGCTATAAATCTATTTATCAGACTCTTATTTTTCATATGTCTTTAGGGTATCACAAAAGGTTGTCAATTTATTCAAAGCTAAACTCTGTAACATTGCCACTAGTAACTAACTCGTAAATACCAGCCAATACATCACAAGCGTCATCGTGAGCGTTCTTTCCTTTACGTTGATAAGCCATTACCTGTGCATAGAACTCTGGGTATTTGGTCTCCCAATCATCGGGCATAAAGACGTGTTCTTGAACCCATGCACTCGATGACAAGATACGTGCTTCTTTATTAGATGTTTGGTTTTTCTCGATAAAGACGGTCTTATTACTGTCGTAGGTATCACTGATAATACGTTTAACATTTCTACCAAAGCCACGACCACCGTTATTGCTTTCGATAGTAGCCTCGTTGATACCACCTTTATAAATCATTCGGGCAGTTTCCGGTTCAGTATCTTCCATCGCCTTGTCGCTATGATAAATATCAGTTAGGTAAACATTACCATCGTGTTCTTCCCAGTTCACGCTACATAAGAAGTCAGTACCTTTATCGGCAGTATCGGTGTAATTCTTCTTAACTACTTGGCCAGCAGGGGCTTCGCTGTAGGTCTTAAAGGTATGATATAGACGGCCTTTAACATCTATCGGCTTTTGATTGTAGTTAGCCTCGACAATATCGGGGTTCATCTCTTTAGTCTTAATGTCGTAGTCTTTTCTGGTCAGTATACCGTCACAAAGCATTGAGCCGTCATCTTGGACAGCCTTAAAAGTAATGACTTCGACTAAATCGCCATAGTGTTGAATAATACGACCAGCAAGGTCATCTTTAGCCCAGCGTGTCATGATCGCAATCACTTTCCAGTTATCGCCCTCAGTACGAGACAACATAGTATTAGCCAGCCAATCGAAGTGACCGTCTAGAACTGATTGATTGTAAGCCTCGGTATCGTTTTTAATAATATCATC